TCAATGTATAAGAAATCTGGCTTTTCTGAGCAAGCATCTATAGCTCTTCTCATGGCTAGAAACGTTGCCTGAAGTATGTTTATCTGATCTATCTCCTGAGGTGAACTTGCACCAACACCCCATGCTATGGCATTGTCCATGATCAATCTTGCTAGCTCCTCTCTTTTTTTAGGGCTCTTTATTGTTTTGCTGTCCTTTATTCGCGGATCGCTAAATCCATCGGGTAATATTACAGCAGCGGCAACAACCGGTCCGCTAAGACATCCTCTGCCTTCAGCCCACCTCGTCAACACCAGCTATAAACTTTAGCTCGCGAAGAAGAGGCGGATTATTTTTTATTATCATTATTTTTATTATTTTAAAGTTGTGTATTCTCCCCTGATGAAATTAATGTGCTGTGCTTTACCGTCATGGTGTATTATAACATGTGACTGAAGCCATCCACTGGGTCCGATATTATAATTTACTCTAAGTTTGGTTGAAGTACCAACAGCTAAAGCACCGTCTCTTCTTCCGGGAGAGTGATAATGTCCAACCACTATTTTTGTGTTTAGTTTTCTAAATTGCAATAAAGAACCTCTAGTCCCGCTGGATCCTATGTCACCGTGTTGTCCAAGTTCCCATCCGCTTATAACAAAGCTATCGCTTCTACCTAATGTCCTGAATTTAGGATATTTTTGATTTATTAAGTAGGGTATCACTCCATTTGGTGCTGCTCCTTTAAGTATCAATGCGCTATACTCCATATATTCTATGGAATTCTTCATTGTCGTAGCCTTCCTCCAATCGGTTCCTTTTAGCCACCTGTCTAAAAAATCGTCGTGATTACTTCTAACTATTGTTACATTATAATCTTCAAAATCCTTTAACCCATCTAGCATCGAATCAACTTCACCCCTTAACGAGTTTGTTCCTTCGAGTTCTCTTTGGTATTGTATGAATGGATCTTTCGATTCGTGATGATTAATAGATAATCCATCAAACACATCATGCAATACAACGTTTTCTGGATTTATGATTTTAAAAAGATCTAGCGTTTTTTCAATAACCCGTTCATCATGCTGACCATAGTGTAGATCTCCTAGTATTGCAGCTGAGATTGATTCGATCTTAGTAACCGAGCTCATATCATTATCATAATCATAAGTAACCTTATTGTAAAGATCGCAGAAATCGCCGTCATCCGTTGCAGTCACCTGGCGGGCAAAGAATATAGTCTGATCCTTTATCTCGACAACAACAAATCCTAACGTGTGGTGGAACTCCCCTTTTTTACCCGATTTGGAATCTGTGTAATTTTTAACTGTACATGCTCCTGTAGACATCATCATCTTTGGCATATTTCCCTCTAGTACAGGAATAGTTTCCATATGAACCCTTGGTGATCCAAATACGCATGAATTAATCCCGCTCATACCCTGTAGTCCAGTCATAGGATCTACTGCGGTTGGTTGGATCTTAACATCAGACATGATCCACATATGTTTATGAACTTCATGTCTATTAGCATCCAGATATTGTGATATTCGTGGAGACCATGTATCATATGCCTGATCACTAAATACCGAGGTTGGATTTTTATATCTTCCCGCTATTACGTGGATATCAGCATTTATAAATTTTGCATACTCCTCTATATTAGAAACAAAAGCATTGTGGACCGGTGTGTCATTTTGAGCCCAAGTTATAATAAATCTTTTCTTTCTTTTATTAAACTTTCTCTCCTTTGCTTTTATTAATTCAGGTGATTCTTGTATAGACTTTTCAGTGATGCCCAACTTTGAGACCCAACTTTGAACTGTTCTTTCAGATTTTCCCAAATATTGGCTTAGCTGTTTCATTCTTTCGTCCCATGCTAAGTTACGGTTCCAATAAATTTCCGAGAGATCTGAAATTTGTTCAGGTGTTAATTCTTCAAACTTCATTTATTATGTTCTTTAATGGTTATGGTTATATTTATATCTATCAACAAAATAAAGGTTTCAGAATTAATCCCAAACCTTTATTTATATAGTATTACATTGTTATTTAATTAATTCAAATTCACCAGTTGCGCCAACTGATTCATTATCCGACATCTCTATTATGTGTGTTTCTAGTTCAGTAAAAAACTCCATGACAAATTTACATTTTTCAAATTCCTCTGTGGACTCATAGTAAACCAACAATGAATTCTTAATGCCATGGCGCTTAGAAAATATACGGGGTGACATCATACTGTCTTTGCCGTATTTCTTCATGCTCTCTATTGCATTTTCAAAAATCTGTCTATTTAGTTTTCTTTCCATCCGGATTTAATCCCGTTTCGCTATTATTTCTTTTAGCCTGATATGCCTTTAATATTTCAAGTAGATCCTTACATTTTTCATAGTCCTCAAAATATTCGAGTACCTTTATGCAATCTTTAATCTGGTCTAGTGAATTTCCACCATTTCTAATTATAATTGAATAATCAGATAATGCGGAATCGTATACTTTTTTATCCTCCTTTTTCATCTTCACGTTATATGTGTAAAAGTTAGGCTGAAAGTTCATAGAGATCCAATATCTCTAAGCACACCTCATATAGTTCCTCTAATTCGCATCTTCTCAGATAACTATTTAAAAATTGGGGAAATTGTTCCTTATTGAGTGTGAATATAACGCCCTGTGAGCTAGAATCAGAATCTCCCGGGAACATGGTGAAAAGTACAGCTTTATCGAGGTTTTCTAGTATGGCATACTTCACCTTTTTATAGATTAAATCACCCAAGAAAAGATGATTCTGATCTTTCAGATCCATAAATTCTTTAAAGGATCCCTCTTCCATGATTTATTTTAATTTTAAAGGGCTCTAGCCAACCCCAAATATAACTTTAAGTGAAATAGCTATTATTGCAGCAAATAGTATCCATAGCGCTTTATTTACGCCACTTTGCCAATTTTTTAATTCCTTTATGTCGCTGTTGAACTGCAGATAGTCTTCGTACCTGTCTTCCTCCTGGATTCTGAATTTGGTGTTTTCGTTAACTTTAACGATAACCCCGTCATCAGGATCTAGCAGTTTCTTTTTGATATCTGAGATATCATCCTTAAGTGATTTCTGATCCAATCTAAGTCCTTCTATTCCATCCTGCAGGTGTTTAAGCTCACCATTAGGCATATTAGATTTTAGCCGAGATAGCTCGTCTAATATCTGCTTCATCAGAAGCGTTTGTGTTGTATCTTTTTCGTCCATTATTTCCTTTGGTTAATTTTGCCCAACTCCCAAAAGATGTAATTGTACTATATATCACAAGGCTCCCTAATGAAAGATTAAAAAAAGAGGTTATTAATTTTATTATCGAAGTATTTTTCCTTGTGGAATTTCTGTTGTAACCTCGGGGAAGTCTGATAGTATATCGAATCCCTCATTATCGCTTTTAATGTGAAAGAATCCATAATATCCGTCCAATTCAATATCTCCGAAAGAATCTGTTAGTATTTCTATACCAAACATTGATATAATTTCACATACAGCTATATGAGACTTAGGACCATATGATTTTACGTAATATTCTAACAAACCTTATATTTTATTTAATATACCCTCCGTTACTATATCAGAATGGATTCTGTAGTATTTATTATCATTAACGTCGACAACCAACATAAGTAAAGCATCTACTGATCCGATTAATTTCAAAACCTTATCCTCGTGTAAAAATTCTTTACCAAGATGACTCATATCGAGTTTAGATCTTCTTATGAATTTGTTCTGATTTCTTCCGTACATTTTTTCATAGTGAAGCTTTAGACTATCCGATGGTTCTCTTATGACTTTGAATTCTCTTTCCTCTATGTTCATATTATAATTTTATTTCTTGTTGTATTATATTTTTTCTATCTCCTCTACGGACCGATCGGATTTTTCCGATATTTCTTTTATTAAGACTCGCATCTTATTACCAAATTCGAAATCATTGGGTGTTTCTTTCCCGATGGTGATCATTCTTTCGATGATATAATTTCTTGTGTCCTCCATATTATAAATTTGATTGTTTTAATATTCCCTTTTCGCTATTAAAACAATGCAGTGATATTATGTGCATCGCAAAATATCCGGGTTTAACGTGATCCCATCTTTCCGGATCTCTTTCCTTTAATGTATCTAAAACATACATTAGCTTTCTGCAAGCCATATAAACATCATCTCTGAAATGCCTTATATAATCGCATGATCTAATATAATAAACAATGTGCAAATTCTCACCACGTCTTATAAAATGGTAACCTATTGTACAGGGTACACGTTCGCCATGAACAGTACCTGTGTCTTCAGGAAACCATATCGGTAAAAATGCCTGTCTGGTGAAAGGTTCTCTTTGTATCAGATTTATAACATCGCCGAAATCACCATAATCGAATCTGATACCTGATAATTTGCTATTTGGTTCTTCGGAAACAAACTTTGGCCATATTCTTTCTGGGTATGTGTGTGAGAATTTGGCATGTCCACCAAATTGCTCATTATTCTTTTGTGCATAAGGCCACCATTCATGGGACGGTGGTGGATTCAGAGGAAGTCCTCCGATTCTTTCCTGGAAATGATCGTCAGCCCAAGGAATATTAGGCCTAATTTCACTTACTAACTCATCAATTGTATGTGGTGTGAAAAATTGGAATGAGTGATTCATTACTTCCCACATGTCATCAGGTGAATCTATACCCTGCCACTTTTCAGTTTTAACAGTGTAACCATGGTTAAATAATCTCTCCTTGGTCCATTTAATTGCCTCAGATGGTTTAAAGAATGTTTTCATTGTTTTGGTTTATATGAATTCTATCGGAAAGAAAGCTTTATATTTCATCTTTTACAAAAAAATAAATATTCATGACAACCGAATGATTGAAATATTATCATCATTCCTTTATATTAATTTTTATCGAGTCAACCAGTAGCTTTGCGGTTGCATAATTTGTAGCTATTGGTATATTGTAAACATTGCATAGTCTAAGAAGCATCTGTACATCAACCTCATGAGCATGCGAAGTTAGCGGATCCATGAAAAATAGAACGGCATCTATCTTACCATCGACAAGTTCACTTGCTATCTGTGCATCTCCACCTCTTGGTCCTGATTTTTTCCTATCTACATCCAAACCTGCATGTTCTATATGCTGACCTGTGGTACCGGTTGAAACTATTTCTACTCCGGAAAAGAAATTCAATCTCTTCATTATGAAGGCAACCATGTCAGCCTTCTTGTTATCGTGTGCAATTACTGCTATTCTCAATTTGCTTCTATTTTTTCTATTGGTAATGGTATATTAAAGAATTCGCTTTTGTAGATATCTCCTATGGATTTTTCCTTAGCTGCTGCACGAATTTTGCTTGCTAACGAAATGCTATTTTTTCTCTTGACCGTGGAATAAACCTCGTTCAGAAAGGTATCCTCGTTATAATTAACTTCAGCATCCAGCTTCATAAGATCTTTCTCTAATCTATCGGTGGCCAATTTTATAAGCTCGTCACCAACAGGATCACGAAGATTTGTGCTAAAAAAGAATCTATGGTTAGTGATCTTAATTGAATAACGATCGAAGGAAACTATATACTTTCTATCTTTTGTGTGAAGATAGATTCTGGAAGAATTAGGTGCATAGTGTACACTGGTCTCATTATTCTGTAATAGAGTTCCGACGATCTTTATAACCATCCGGTCATTTTTACTTTTGGAAGCACTAATTTTCCAAAAACTCTTAGTTACAGCTCTATTGAACTTGGCAAAGGTGATCTTAATTCTTTTTCGTGTTCTTCTAAGATTCATATCTATTTTTATTAATGTTTCTCCAAAAGTAATCTGGATTAACGGTATAAAAAAATTTAGCAAAAAAAAATCTCATTCTAAAATTAGAATAAGATTTTTTGTAATGGCTTCTAGTTAATTAGCTATGTAATAACTGATCACCATCATTTTTTGGCTTTTTAGATTTCTTAGCAGCTGCTTTTTTAGATTTAGGTTTAGGTGCAATTTTAACAGGCTCCGTAACAACTGATGCGGAAGGTGATTCAATTTTACCAAAAGGGTTTCCCGATCCTGGTGTAGCCGGACTTATAGCAGGCTTGTTCTTTTTAGCTGGTTTAGAAGGTTTTAATTTTTTAATCCCGTGCTCAATAGTTTCTTCAGCTTTTTCTTTTGGTGAGACCAATTTATCAGTAATTCCATAGATTACTAACAAACTAACAACAATCAAGATGATAATAATTAATGTCATAGTGTTTTTATTTTAATTTAATTTTATATATCAATTGCACAGATTTGTTTCATTAAAATCCATTATTTGATATAATTTTATGTTTTAATCCAATCTGTTTATATTAACATGGTTCCAGATATCACCTCGATTTATTTTTCTAATGGTCGTTATCGATGTTTGAAAAATTTTAGCTATTTCGGTCACTTTAACATTTTTAAATAACATAGTTTTTATTTCAATGATTTGAGATTCGGTTAGTTTAACAGAAGATCCACCGGAATCCGGAAATCTTCCGGATTCCCAACCTAAGCTTACATACTTTTCGTACTCAGAAGAGTCTATCTTTATGCATTCCATTGTTTCCAAATTTCTTATCCATTTCTTTCCGAACTGGGAGTTTTTATTCCCCTCCCCGTGTGATTTCTTTGATTCTTTCATCTTTAAAATCGTTTCTGGCGTATGTGTTCGGCCTTTAAAAGTGTCCAGCCTATATGCACCCTTTTCATAGAGTTCTTTGGCTTTAGCAACCCCCCTTTCCCTTCCTTCCTTTGTGCTCTCGATAAATCTGTTCCTATAGTCATCGTCTTTTAGTTTCTCGATGAATGCTTTATTTCCAGCCTGACAAAAATCCTTTAGATGTGTTTCGTTTATTATTCCGCCTCCACCTCCGGGTTGTAAATTCATACACATCGGATCATTTAATAGATCCTCGTTAACTAATATAATCTCTCTGTTTCTTAATGATTCCCTGTCATCAAAATATTCCAAAATCTCCTTGGTGTGTGCTTCCTTGCCATGCCTTCTTATCGAATTTCTTATTCTTTTTCCTCCTCCCATGTAACCATCATTCAGTTTATCGGTTGAGTGCATTCCAATATAATATCTTTTGGTTTTGGTGCAAGTTATTTTGTAGATGTAGTGGTATTTATGTTTCTTTCTTGGCATTTCTATACTTTAGTTTAGATTATATATCCAAACTAAAGTACGAAATAGCGTCAGTGGAACTGGCGGGAATCGAACCCGCGTCTTGCTCAGTTAACCCTAAGGACTCATTCACAGGCTTAGACAATTTTTCTAAATTGACAAAATTTACGATTCCCTTATTTTAATGGTTCGGTTTATCGTGAACTAGACTTCCATTTGGCACCCATTAACAGCGATCTTAATGGTATTTCAGGGTTACTGATGGAATGCCGGATTGTGGTACTGTTAACCCTTTTTCCCGCTTTCACCTTTCTGTTCCTAGGTAAGTGAGACCCGACGGTTAAGCCGCTACTGCGAACTCAACTTGAGCTACGGGAGCACCAAACTGGTTGATGGTATCCCAAACATTTGTTTTGCCGTTTAAAGCGTTGTATAGGTTATTTAAGAGTTTCCAATACTAACTCTGCCTGCATCTCAAAGAACTAATGCTGCCAATCAATACCTGGTCAGCCCCATATGTTTATTAAATGATACTTATTCTTTTTTGTTTCCTCTTTCCGTAAACATTTTTTCGAGTATCTTTATTAATCCATCATTCATTAGAACATCATTTATATTAATGCCCATATCATCCGAAAATTTCTTAACGAATAAAAAGAATTCCGTATTTTTATTATCATCCAACCTACTATGTATTCACGTGGAGGTCATAGTTTTTGGAAACAGATCCAACTATATCATCCTTTAGATTTAGTCTGGACGTTATCAGAGATCCAAAAAATGATTGCTCCGCTTCCTCATTTCCGTGTATATCGACCTTGAATCCCCACACATGCAGAAATCCTCTCTCCCCGACAGCATCAACATCGGAGTTTATAAATGCCGCTCCGTTTTTTAATGCACTGGGAATATATTTGCCCTGTATCAGGGTTTTTAATTTTAATTTTTTAGATCTCGTAAATTCATACAGGAATCTTTGTTCAGCCAAAAGTATATAGGCAACTTTCTCAAATGCTGGATTTATAGAGTCTATGCTTCGAATAAATTCCAAAGCCGAACTAGCATATTCCTTAGCTAGTGATAGCTCCTTAAACGCAAGAATAGCTGTGTTACATGCAAGATCTCCCCATTCTATACCATACTTATTACCCAGAGTATCCTTTGGTTCGAGATATACCGGATTTGGATAGAAGTAAACATCATCCTCCGATACATCCTCCATGTGTGCACAATACACATCGGCATTATCAAAATCAATTTTAAATCTCACCTCAGCATCGAGATCCATCATTAAAAAATCCTCGTCACAATGCAGCATTGCAAAGAATTTTCCCGCAGCCCAAAATACGCTTGGATTAAAATCAACAGAATCGGGAAGTATGGGATGAACCTCGTCAAAATGTTTTAATAGATCTATGCTTTCATAGTAATCATAAATATCCTTATCACAATATAGAACAGGTGAAAGACCATTTATATGCTTAGAAAAATAGGTTGTTCTTATTATCATCGCTATCTCCCATGCCTTTCTAAACGGAGTATTCCGTCCTGAATTTTTTCTAGGTAAATGCCAGTCGACGTAAAGTGCTTTGGTTGGTGTCATTAATTAATATTTAATTATACTTATACTCAAATAAATAAAAAGAATCCGATTAGGGATTCTTTTTATTGTCAGGTAATGAAAGCCATATTGCAATTATTATTATTGCTGCTAATAGTAAAAGTTTTAACATTTTATTTTATCTTATAGTTATAAACATCCATGGCATATTGGTTAACCATTGGTCTACCTGTGTTATATGCTCCGAAAACTAGCTTCCAATTATTGTACCTTTCATATAGGTGGCGAAGTAGCTTCATGCTGGTCTTAACATTTAGCTCGATGTCGCTTTTTAATTGTTCCTTAGTTATATCTATTCCTTTCCACATCATTCCAGCTGTTGCTGGCATAATTTGCATTGGTCCTAATGCTCCAACACAGCTTGTTTGTTGTGGATCATAATCCCAATGGAAAGGTCCACTGTATCTGGTTTCCTTCCAAGCTATACCATAGGCATAATTTTTTGGGATACCATACTCATCAGCATACTTTTCTATAAAGTAATGCATCTGCAGACATGGCGGCGAGTCAGTTGTTATCTTCCCCGCCTTTAGTGTATCCGATTCTTCATTTTTAACTTCAAAATAGAAGAATGATAATGTTCCAAGCATGAATACACCTAATAAAGTGAAAATTGCTCTAAACATAGTCTTATTGTTTTCTTTCTAAATATATTTTTGATGCGTAAAGATTAAAGATGGTCCGGCCTACCTGATTATCAAACATCTGATAAGTACCAGATCCCCTATTAATAACCATTAGCTCACCTCTTTCATTAATCGCAACCGATGTTTCCTTGGATGTTTTTGCATCCTGCATTTTGTGTGCTTTTACGGTGCTATCATATCGATGATAGATTTCTGATGCAGCATAACCTGATGCAATAGCAGTAAGAATAGCTGCCACTTTCCCTAAATTACTGAAGAATTCCTTAAAAGTTCCAACGAATTTTTTAAAATTAAATTTCTGTGTGTCCATGATTATTATTTTAAAATTACATTGCAAAGATAGAAGGAAATTACGGGATAAAAAAATTTTACGCAAAAAAACCGGATATACCAGGTTTAAGCGTCTTATTATATTTAATATTGGAATCTTTGTACCTGATCTATGTCATTTAGATTTAGTTCCTTATTGGGTGCCATTATAACGGATATTCCGTCAGATAGATCATATAAACTTTGGATATAGTCCTGAACCTCGTCGGATTTTGATTTATCTATATCTAACTGTTCCAGGGCGTCTTTCGTTATCTGATCAATTGAATCCATAAAATTACCGCTATCATGGAAATTGAAGTACTTTTCATACTTCTGTATCCAAGTTTTTATCTGTTCTCTTTCCATATCATTAAGACCCAGAATATCTCCAGAGTCGGAGAAGTCGTCAAATTCCATTAATTTTTTCATATAATATATATTTAACTAAAATTATAAATATGAAAATCACATTAGAAAATGACGAATTTGCTACACATAGCGATTCGTTGAATCAAGAAGAAGGTAGAAGCGAAGGTTCTGCATCATGGGACAATGAAGAATTACCCGACGATACAGAAGAATTCGATACTGAGGGTAATGACGATACGGAAGAGACCCTAGTTGATTCGGAGCCAGATTATCCTGAAGAGTATAATGATCCTCAAGATCAGGAGGAAATCGAATCGGATGATACGGATGAAGATTCAGACGACGAAGACTCTGATGACAACGAAGACACGGAACAAAAAAATACCCCGATAGAAAATCCTAACAGGGTATTGAAATATTCAGAATACTTTTCTAGTATTTAATCCGTGGTAGTTTTACCTAGATTTTTTCTAATTAGCTTTCTTACATAATGTGAGATAGAAACTGGTGCTTCGCCTTTAGCTAAAGCCTCTTTGGAGATCTTTCTTCCAAGGTCACTCATATCCTCACTTGAAAGAAGTACTTGGATTTTTTCAGTTTTTTCTTGTTGCTCGGATTCTTGTATTTTACCGAATTCTTTTAGATTTTTCATTATTTATTTATTATTTTTCAAATTCAATTCCTGCGTGGGCTTCACCCTTTGCAAGTTTAACACTATATTTATCGTCAGGCTCATTACTAACAACAAATGCTTTATAGGGGTTAACTATAAGTCCCATTCTTCTCATCAGAGCTCTGTTTACTAAGAATGGTGTGCTTTTATCTGCTCTGTCCACTGGTGATATCATAACAGAGGGTATGGTAATTCCGTCAAAAACAATATCTAGTTCTATAATTGGTCTTGTGTGTACATCTCTACCAACTTCGGCATCAGAATAACCAACTATATCATTAACAAATTTTTTCTTCCCAATAGACCATATTAATTTTCCATCCTTCTCTTCTATGCTATCAGCTTGTAGTGAACATGATTTAGCACCATTACCAGTATCAAACTTAGCAACAACATAACCAACACCAGGAATGTTAATATTCTCAAGGTATCCAACCTCCATGTTTGAGTACGCCCAGTTTTCCTTGTCGATTAGATAATCTATAACATCATCAACGATAGGTTTACCTATTGCTTTGGATATACCTTCCGTGCCTGGCGATGAATTAACCTCTAAAATGTAGGGTTTCTTAGTTTTCTCGTCGATCATGATATCAACTCCACACCAGTGGCATCCAACTGCATTTGCTGCTTTGCATGCAATGTCTTTAATCTCTTCTGATATTTCAAATTTTGAAACGCTTCCACCCAAAGAATAATTGGTTCTAAAATCCTTATCGACTGCCTTTCTTTCCATAGATCCCAAAATGATACAGTTATCAGCATTAGGATTTAGCGGATCAAATTTCTTAATTATTACCTGTATTCTAAGATCAGACTTTGAATTAATTTTCTCCTGTATTAGAATCTCGTTGGTATCGTCAAGTTTTCTTATTGTTTGGTAAACTGATTTGAGTGAAGCATAAGAATCAACTATCGAAACTCCGATACCTTGGGTACCAGAAAGAAGCTTCATAATGACAGGGAATTTACCACCAACTGCTTCCAGCGCCTTATCTAGAAAATCCTCGTTTGGTACTAACGAATATCTAGGAACTGGTAATCCGTATTCCTCCATTATCTGTGAGGTAACGAATTTATTTTCGCATGCCTCCATAGATTCCAGACTATTTATTGTGAAATATCTAGCTTCTTCCAATGAAAGTAATATTTGCTTAGTGTATGAATTCTCAAGAACACCCCTCCTTGGTACAATCACCGTTGAATTGGGCTCGATTAGTATTTGTTCATCCTCTGTTTTTAAAAGATGCCCGTTATACACTTTTTCTAAAACCGCATCATTTACGTCAATGATATGGCATTCTATTTTTCTTTTTTCACATTCTTCCTTGAATGATGTTGATGTCTTACTACCTTTAACATTACCCGTTAATACGATAACCTTAGTGGTTTCAGCCTTTGCCTCATTCAGGAAAGAGAAAAAATTAAGTATTTTTTTAGATGACATTAATTTCTGTTATTTTACAGTGTATATATCACCATGGATATAACCATTTATAATAGATTAGTGATAAAGATTCTCACTATTTGAGCTATACTTCATAAAGATCCTAATTCTTATTGAATCTTCCATATTGGCAAGATCGCTAACTATAAGATCCTCTCCCTCTAATATGAAAAAATCGATGAGGTCCGATATTTTAAGTAGCTTAGCATGATCGGGTAGAAAATTACTCTGTATGTATGATTTTTTATCGGAAAGTATATGTTCAGCCTCCTCAATCATTAGAAGCCTATATTCATAGAATTCCCCCATGTCTGATAGGTCTATCAGAAACCTATCCATTATTGGATTTTTTTTGTATTTCTTCGTAAAGGGCATCTATATAATCCACAGATTCACATGATCCCATTATGACATCAGCTTTCCCAACAACTGCATTAAGAAATTCATCGTCGGTTTCGTATCTCTTTCTTCTTTCCAAAAGAACATCTAATTCAGGAAGATATCTTTTATTGAGACCCATTAAAATAATGCATTAATCATGAATAAATTGGGACTAATCTTATTATACCCCATGACCTCGATAAATCTATTAATCGGGTCAAGTATTGTTTTTGTGAATTGCTCATCATAATCTATGGGTGGAGCAAACTCGTATGGAAATGTCCCCTGTGGATATGCAAAAACATTATTATCAGCTATAGATTTTGTTTTTACAAAGTAGTAGTTGATCTTTTCTGAACTTCTTATTAGAGAATATTTACTCTTATATTTAGATGAGTTAAGAAGGTAGTTGTGATATCCCGATGCTCTAACATGTATTGGACATCCCTTACCAACTTCGAATCCTGTACTATCATTAAGTATGAACTTTTCGTAATTATTGATATTTACAGATGCTGATATATTTTTTGGTTCTTGTACCTTAAACTCTTTCTTAATAGTCTTTAACTCCTTAACAAATTCTCTAAGATCAAAGCTTCTACCCTTGGAGAATATAAATCTGGTGAGATAAACTAATTTTTCTCTAACAAATGGTGGTGTACCACCTTTTATCATTTCAACGCCAGTAAACTTTAGTTGTGATAAAGGCTCCGTATGAATACCTGAATCAAAAGCTAAATTAGCAACATATTTCTTTTTACCTAAAAATATCGCATTAAATGCAAGAGTCTCAAGCTCAAAATCCTGGTAATTCTCAGTTCCCCATTTCTTTGAATAGATATCAAAACATTTTTTAAGATAGTCATTCAATCTATATTTGTTGATAAGTAGTATAAGCTCCTTATCTCCACCCTCAAAATCGCACGAATCCACAACCTCCTGGAATGTAACATAATTAGAATTATGTACTAAGATGTCATTTGCAAAAAAAGTCTGGTTATCGTAACCCTCTTCGTCTATTTCCAGATCATAAACATATTCATCTTCAAACTCGCCTATACATTCACACGAAACTATTTTAGTAAATTTTGTTATTGCTTCTATTTCTTCTCTATACATAATCTAGCAATGTCTTTATAAAATTTATTATTACTTTTATTTTTATAGTAATCCGATTCCCAAACTACTATAGTTTTTATCCCGTGGTATTTTTCTAATAAATGGTATTTCTTTTCATCCTTTTCCCATAAATCTTTTGCTGTAATTTTTCTATTCTTGGACAACTCGCTAAAATCAAAATCAGCATGATATTTATTTGGATTTGCGTGGTAATAATCGCCATTGAATTCAATAGCTAAATTAAGTTCCTCTATATAATAATCCACCGAATATGTTTTTTTAATCTCGTCTATATAAAAAATAGACTCTTTATTTTTTTTGGAGTATCTAGTATTAAACAAATTATTAAAATAATGATCCAAGCGATCAAAGAATTCCTGAGATACTTTAGATACACACCCAGGAGACGATGTACCTTTAGCCTTATTAATGGACATCAATTTATATATTTGATTACCTTTAATTTCGCCATGTTTTTCTATAAACCATTCCGGTGTTTTCCCGTTGGTTACCTGTTTTTTGCAGTATTCATCAAATATTAATTTACCTTCAGACTCACCATGTCTATTTATTAAATTTTCTTCAGTTATAGCTCTAGATCGGTTAAATTTATCAAAGTCAGATTTGTTCCATCCGTATTTTTCTTTTTTATATTCGAATGTATTAGTAACAGCCTGTAAGTTTCTGTATTTTACCCACCTAAGTTTACCGTTATTTTCTCCATATTTTTTCATCAGATTTTCTAATGTCACTGCGGTAGTTTTAGTAAAAGCATTAGCAACATCATCAGGAATATTATATGCATATCTAGTTATTCTATTCATAACATTAAATACCCTAGATTTATTCATACCCGAATATTCATTAAATTTTTCATCCAGACAAGATGGACATGATGATAAATAATACCTAACCCCATCTAACTCTTTAAAAGACCTGGAACAGGGTTTAGATATATCATATTTTATATTTCCATCTTTACCTAAACGAATCAATGAATTTGGATAGAATATAGATTCATCGCAATCTCTACAGTATGATTTATCTTCTATCATGTTTTCGAGAACCTTCCAAGATTCTAATGTTTTTTCTTTTCTGTGCTTTGTTATTAACATTTTTATTATTGATGCCTCCATAAACTATATTATTTGTGTTATATATCGATATCAACTTCTAAAACTAGATCGCTATCTATGTTAATCTCACTTGCCTTAATGTGTATCTTAATACCGTCTCTAAATACAGTAAGAGAATGGTCGTTAGTTACCATTACTTCCTTACCAGTCTCAGTAACAAGTTTCCATTTTGACTTTTTAACCTTATGCCTTATTATTTTTTTGATAGGGGAAAATGTTAATGCAGAATCAACATAATTAAGTGAACCTAGACCATCAGGCTCTATTATTTCATTACCCCTATTATCAGTATGGTATCCGCAGGATCCACTAAATATTGAAAATAACTCATCAAATCTAATTTTCGAGTTACTTTCGCCATATCTAATACAAACAAGGGAGTCACCTAGCAGGCTGTCAGTGTCACCATACACTACTAATGGTTTGACCACTTTTTTTACCTTGGTTATACCAAGCTTTTCGTGTAGCTCTGTATCAAGATGCCAATGGTCATGAAAATACTTATGTAGAATTTTCTCCGAGTATTTAATAAGATCTTGTCCCTGCAAAGTAACAGCTTCAGCAACATCTGGATTGAAGCAGATGAACCACGCATTACCAATCGCTCCATAGATGGAGTTCATAGTCAGCTTAACTGCTTGCTCTTCGTTCTTTAGCTCGTTCTTGAGTGAGGTGAGTCTCTCAATCTTTTCC